AGCTCGACGCCATCCCCTTCGGTCAGCCTGCGAATTGGACGCAAATCACTCATGTCATGCCCAGGTGATGACGCCCAAGGTGGGCATCTGGCTTGCGGTGTGCGTGACGTCTGCCGTTGGTGCACTCAGCACGTGGTTCGTCTCGCCGGCCGAGACGCTGATGGCCTCGCGTATGCGGCTGATGAGCACCGTGCCGCCTGGCCTCGCCTCGCGCCGCAGTAGGTCCACCAGCTCGGCCTGCACCGCGTTGCGCACAGCAGTTGTGTCGGGCGTCAGTGCGATGGTCAGGTTCAGCGGTGCGGCCACGGGTGCGCTCACGGTCACCTGGGCCGTCACGGGCCTCACGGTGTTGATGTAGGCCTGAACGGCCGCCACCTCGGCCACGTCGGGTATGAAGCTCGCGTCGTTGTCGCGCACGAAGCGCACCGCCACCGTGCCAGGGCCGCTCTCCAGCGGGTACACCCAGGCACGCGTCACGCCCGGCACTTGCAGGGCCCATGCCACGTAGTCGGCCGCAGCCCCGCCCATTGGTGGCTGCTGAATTCGGGCCAGCACGCGGCCGCGCAGCGCCTCGTCGGTTTCCCGGTCGGCGCCCTGGGTCAGCCCGCCGGTGGCCACCGCGGCCGTGCCCAGCACACCGGGCACCGGTTCAACAAAGCTCACCTGGGTGCCCACGCCCGCATTGCCGCTGGCGCCTGCGTTCAACGCAGCAACCTGCACGAACGCAGCGCCAGCCACCAAGGTGGCGTCGGCCGTCACGGTGTAGCGGTCGCCATCACCCCGCTGAAGGATGGCGCCTGCGGGCACCACAGCCCCGGTGGTGCCGGTCACGGCCACAGGCCCGGCCGCAAAGGCCGCAGGCACGCGCAGCACGCCCCAGATGGCTGCGTGCCGCTCCAGGAACACGGTCTCTGCCGTGTCCACCAGCACCTGCTCGGCCATCCAGCCCAGGTAGCCATACAGCGCGTGTACAGCGGCCGCATGGGCCTTGGCCAGCACGTTCAGGTTGCTGCGGCGCAGGCGCGCGTCGGCACCGGGCAGGCCGGTCTCGATGTCGGTGTAGGCCCGCTCGATGAGCTCGGGCAGCGTGGGTCTTGCAAAAGGCACTTCAGGCCCCCTTCCAGAATGCTTCGAAGCGGTAGCTGGCCACCGGCTGCGCGCTGCGCGTCACCGTCACGGTCAGCTGCACCAGGCCTTGCAGCTCGCGGCCCGGCGGCACCACGGCCGCAACGCTCACGCTGCGCGCCACACCGTCGTCAACCAGCCATTGCAGGGCGGCCTGGCAGTACTCTTCAGCGCGCCGCAAAGCCTGCGGCTGCAGCTTCTCGCGCGACAGCAGCCACAGGTGTGAGCCGATGAGATCGCCTTCCACCTCGGCATAGCTGTCACCCCACCAGCCGCGGCGGCCGCGCGCGCTGGTGTCGGGCAGGGCGTCACCCTCACCTGCCAGCCGGTCGGTGAACAGGCTCAGCGCGATGGCCGTGTACAGGCCGGCGTCTTCAGCCAGCGCAGGCGGCTGAAGCACCCAGTCGCCGCCGGTGTTCGTCCAGAGGGTTGCGATGTCGGCCATGCTCACATTGCCGCGTTGGGTGGCACCGAGGCGCCGTGTAGGTGGGCGTTGTAGACGCTCCGCATGCCTGCCATCGTCTTGGCGCCTGCCTGGTCGGCCACATCGCCAGCCGCGGTGATGTTGGCGCCCGAATTGATGTTGCCCGCCACCTGCAGGTTGCCCGTGGCTTCCACCAGCGGCGCCACCAGGCGCACCTTGGTGGCTGCCGTCACCTCCACCACGCCACCACGCTTCAGCACCACCTTGTCGCCCTCGTCGGTGTAGATGGCCACCTCGCCAGCCTGCAGCCCTTTCAGGCGGTAGCGCCTGTCATCAACGGCCAGCACCACCAGGTGGTCCCGGCTGCCGGCCACGGCAACGGCCACGGCCTCGGCCCCAGGGTGCGGGTGGCTGGTGAAGCCGTAGTTCTGGAATCGCTCCACGTCTTCGCGCACCTCGTCTGCCAGCAGGCCGATCTGCAGGCCCTGCAGCTTCAGCTGGTCGTTCACCAGCAGCAGCACGGCGCGGCCCACCATCAGGCCGAGGCGGGCCTTGATGGGGGCAACGGCCCGTTCAAAGACGCGCCTCATCCGCCAGCCGCCAGGTCGTTGAAGCTGGGCCCATTGAGGTCCAGCGGCTGCTCTGCCCGCTGGCGGATATTCCACCAGCGCGCAGCCGGCGTTGAGCCCGTCGCTTCAGCCAGCGCCAAGGTTGAATAAGCGTCGGCCCGCGTCATGGCCAGGGTGGCAACCTGCCCGCCCTCGTCCAGCGAGTACTGCACCGTGTGCACCAGCAGCTCGTGGTCAAGCCGCAGCACAGGCGCGCTCACCTTGACGATGGTGTTCGGCTCCCAGAGCCCGGCCTCGTGGCGCCAGCCGTTCACCGTCACCTCCACCTCCATCGCGCTGGCTGCGCGAACGTTGGCCTCCCACTCCACCCGCTGCCGGAGGCTGGCGCCCAGGTCAGGCGCCTCGCCGGTAAGCACCAGCGGCCGGTACCGGTGCACGCCCGGGTCGGTGGCGCGGGCGGCGATCTGCGCGACTTGCGCCCCGCTGTAGGTGTCAGAACCTGGCGCCTGGCCCTTGGCCACATACAGGCTGAAGCGGTCACGCATGTCCAGGGCCGCGCGGCCGCTGAGGATGTTGCTGCCCATCACCAGTGGCGTGGCCACGCGCCGCAGCCCGGCCCGGGTGATCACCAGCGCCCCGGTGCCGTCGCTCATCAGCAGCAGCGCACGCATGCGGGCGGCGCGCTCGATGGCCTCAAACACGCTCTCGCCTTCCTGAAGCGCAAAGCTGGCCAGCGGCCTGCCCGTGTCCACCTCCACCCGCACTTTCACGCCGAAGGGCTCAGCCAGGTCTTGCGCAATGCGCTCCACGCGCTGGCCGCGCCACTGGCCCGGCTTTCGCAGTGCACTGCAGTCCACCAGGTCGGCCGTGCTGTCGCGCCCGGTCACTTGCACTTCGTGCTGGGCCGCGTCGATCTGCAGCTCCACCGTGTCCACATACCCAGTAACCACGGGGTCGTTGCCGATGCGCAGCTCGCACTTCTCGCCAGGGCGTATGCCGTCCACGGCCTGGGCTCCTGGCCAAAGCTCGGCCACGCCCAGCTCGAAGCTGCCGGCGCAGCTGGACATGCTGCGCACCACGCGCACGCTCTTCCATCCGGCGTAGTCGCGGCCACCCGTCAGCAGGCCCAGGCTGGATTCAGGCGCCATCGGTCAGCACCTCAAGCGGCTCGCCACCGCCCAGAAACAGCGGGTGGCGAACCCGGTTGCGCAGCAGCAGCTCGTCGGCCCGCGTGCCGGCGCCGTACAAGCTTTGCGCAACCACCAGGGCTGGCAGCGTGCGGGCCGGGGTGTAGGCCACCACGCGCGCCAGATTGGCGCCTCGCTCGGTGATGTCGTTCACCAGCGCGGCGCGCAGGCGGCGCAGCGCGTTGAAGGCGTCGTCGTCGGTCACTTCCAGCTGCATGGCCTCCAGGCCCTCGGCCAGCTCGTCGCGCACGGCCAGGGCCTGCTGGTAGCTGTCGAACTGCAGCGCGCTTGCGGCGCGTGCGCCCTCGGCCAATGCAGTGCCGCGCACCAGGCGCAGCAGCGCGGCCTGGTTGACGGCCTGCGCCCGCCGGCTGCTCGTGCTGCCCAGCACCGGCGGCAGCAACGCGCCGAAGCTGAAGAAGGTGCGCGCCAGGCCCAGCGCGTCACGCGGGGCCGTGGTCACGTTGCGAATGAGCTGCCTCAGGTTGCCGGCCAAGGCCTGGGCCGCGCTGGCCGGTGTGAACAGCACGGTGATGAGGTCACGCTTTGCTGCCTCGATGTCGCGGTTCAGCACGGCCACTTGTGAGGCCACGCCACGCACCTGCTTCACGGCCCCTTGAATGCCGTCCAAAGCCTGGCCGAAGATGGTTTGCGACGCATCGGCCACGAACTGCGGCCGGTTGCGAATGGCGTGCACACGCTCGAAGTTGGCCTTGAACGCCTCGGCCGCGAAGTCTGAGGCTGCCACCACCGCTGCAGGCTTGTTCAGGCCCGCAAGGGGCAGCGGGTCGCCAGCCTCGACGAAGCTGAG